TGCTTATTACTTCTAGATGTTCTTCGTTCTGTTGTGCCATTAGTACCTCACTTTCCAACTGTCTTTCGCAGTTCTATATCCTTTTGCGTCTAGATCAAAATAAGTGATTAATGCAGTTCCAACTTTACTAGTCCAATACTTACACTTGTCATCAAACTTACCAAATCTAGTTATGTGTCTATTATCTTTGTGAGAATAATAAGTTATTCTAAATGTTTTGTCTTTTATCATATATACCTTTCTGTTATGGGACTATCTTATAGGATAGTCCCAAGATTGTCAAACATTAATTTATACTTTCTTCGTATTGTTTTCTAGCCAATATCTTCGCCTCTCTTGATTGATGTTTGTTCTTCATACCTTTAATCATACTAGCCAAGTTGCTTGGATTGTAGATTGTCAATCCTGTTGAGTTAGTTCTAATTAACTCTGCCTCATCAACTTGTATTCCAAGTTCAGTTGCAAGTTCAATACCCTCTGAAAGATATCTGTATGCTTTCAATCCAATCTTTAACTGATCGCATTGTTTTTGAATTGTATCAATCCATGTTTGATGTTTAGTGACTAGATTACCTTTTGCAATTCGCCAAGTTTCAAATGCCTCGTATTCATCTTTAGTACAAGCGATAGCACGTGATCTGCAATAAGATGTTCCAATTACATCAAGATAGTATGGTGCATTAAAAGTTTTTGCCATACCTGTATCATCACTATTAGAATAATTATTACTACCAATTTTGCCAAGTGCTTTCATACACTCGTCAACATGTTTTGTTTTGTGTGGGTTATCTTTGTTCTCGGATTGTTGTGCATAGATATCTGGGTTGCAATCCATAGCTTTTAGTTCTTCTCGGTAATATGCAACAGCAAACTTTTTACCATCTTCATCACTATACTCACTACCATTTAGATTACCAAACAAACCAAAATCAAAGTGTGATTTAGTTTCTTTAATGTCGCCATCATCATCTAAATCTTCGTTATGTGCAAAGTAAAAACATTTATCTTTTGCAACAACATCACAAGGTTGACCATATTTCTTTTTAAAAGAACGCAACACCGAAACATCTTCTGGTGGATATGATCTTGCAACAACTTCTTTTGCAAGTTCACTTGCCATTGTATATTGTTGGTCAACAGTTTCCCTTGCTTGAAGAAATGCCTCTCGTTCTTGAGTGTCCTCGTTCTCAAAAACATTTTTTATTTTATTAAAGAGTTTGTTTCGCAACTCTGTATTCATTCTTATTTTTGTCATTTTGACCTTTCTGTTAATTAATTTTTATTTTTTTAATTTACACTATTGACAAATAATGTCAATAGGATTATATAGGATTTAGATTATTTATTTGGTTATGTTAAAATAAATATTTAGATTTGGGGTGTATCATAATCATCACCCCAAATTGAATTTACGTCCGTTTGCTAGTACCCGACGTTATAAACTCAAACTAGTGGGTAAAGACCCCACGTCACACCGCTCGCTAAGAGCCGTCTTCGTTGGGGTGCTGATCCCTGGTCTATTGTATAGGTTTCTAGAACCGCTATGGGTACAATTGCAATGGACCTGGGATCATTATTTGCTGGACCATTGGACCTGGATACAGGCCTAAGCCCTGATGCATCGGTAAACAATTACTGTCGGGCTTCAACCCGATGGTCCTGCTAATAATGATGTATGACCTGGAGAAGGCGTCCAAATCTGCCGCTGGCATTTCCCTGTACGTTAGCGATGACCGCAAGGTAGCAACGAAGAACCAGGACCAGAGGCGCCGGAGTTCCCTGATCAGGATGGCGCGCTGGTATATGACGGAAGGATCAAGCGGCAAGCTTCAAGCCTCAAGCGGCAAGCTTCAAGCAGCTGTTGACAAGTTAAAAGATTTATAGTATAGGATAAAAAAGGAGAAATTTATGTTAGTAAAAGAAGCAAGAAAGATAACAGACTCATTAACAAGAACCTCAAAAATGCCTGGCCTAAGTTACAGCTTACCAGCCTGGGAATGCAAAACAGGGTCCAAGCTCAGGAAGGTCAAGAACTCAGTATGCAGCGCCTGCTACGCATTAAAAGGTAATTACACAAGATACAAAAATATTAAAATCGCACAGTACAGAAGACTTGCAGCAATCAAGCTGGAAGGATGGACCCGCGCAATGGCAGCTCAAATTTTAAGACAGAAGTATTTTCGCTGGCATGATGCCGGAGACGTCCAGGACTTGGACCATTTAAATAAGATCTATGAAGTATGCGAGCTCACGCCTGACGTGAAGCACTGGATGCCAACGAGGGAGGCCTGGATCAAGGACCATCTCGACCGTAAACCAGCGAACCTGGTTATAAGATTCAGCCCGCCAATGATTGGGCAGCGTAACGACAGCTGGCCTAACTCTTCAATGGTAGTTGAGACTGGCGCCACGTGTCCAGCACCTGCACAAAATAATTCATGCGGTGACTGTAGACAATGTTGGGATCCTGAAGTAAAAGTAGTCTCATATGGAAAGCACTAATGCACGTATTTAAACACCCAAAATATTATGAAGAGATGCGCCAGCGAGCAAAGCGCTATCAAAAAGAATTACGCGAGCGTAATAAAACGGATCAGGCCATTTGCAAACCCGACAATCTAGAAGTCGTTGATAGCGTGCGCCCTGGTCCGGGCCAAACCAGCAAGCAACAAGCTTCAAGCTACAAGCTTCCTGGACCTAGACCAATTTCAAATGCGAACAAAGGTTTAATCCACAAGCGTCAAGCCTCAAGCAGCAAGCCTCAAGCACCAAGCGATTCAAAAACCTTGGAGCAAGATTCATAACCCGAGCAACAAGCATCAAGCTTCAAGCCCCAAGCAGCAAGCTCTCTTATATCTTTCCCCTCATAAAGTTTTGGAAGCATGGAACAGGCATCAAGAACTAAGATAAAAGTATTGTGTGGATGCTTCACATGGAAGGCTATTTGGTGTGGAGAAAATGTGATCTTGTTTGTCTTTGTATATTTTAGCTCAACAGTGAAAAAGACGCCGTTATTATTATAACCCAATAGATCGGGAGTACCAGGAACAGCAAGGTTTTCAATCCTAATCCAGGATATTTTAGTAATATTTTTTTTAACTTGTCCATAAAATTTAGTCTCTGATTTCACTGATTTTTCAGGTTAACAGGTGCGTTATACTTTTTTAATAACTTTGCCCATTCTCCATGTTTCTGGCTTGATAGTCATAACAAGTCGGTGAGTTTCTCTAGCTCCCAATAATTTATTTTCCATCAATTGTAAAGAAGTAATATCAAAATGTTGTCCATCAGGAAGACGAACTTGAACTCTAGCTTCTTGAGCTACAGGTGATTTCATCATCTTATCTAATATCTGTCTTAAAGCTTTTCCACTCAACATAATTTCATTCTTTCAATGGCGCCCGAAAAGGAGAGCGCCATCAATTCAAAGATAGTTAGCATGTATAAAACTAACTACAGTTGCTTTTATATCATTGTTGTGTTAAAAAGCAATACTATGAAAAAAGAAAAATGGGATGGTAGATCAAGACCTACCAACGATTTATACAAAAAAGAATTTGATAGAATCTTCGGCAAAAAGGAAAAGACTACATCAGAATTATTGATGGAAGGTTTTGAAGAAGAGAAGAAAATGTACGAGGAAGAAGATGGGTCTACCCAAGAAACTAACTGAACAACAAATAAAATTTGCTAATCTACTAATATCAGAACAAGGTAGAATGACAGCTACAGCTTGTGCTATTGAAGCTGGCTATGCAAAAGACTCAGCTAGACAGGCTGCAAGTAAATTACAAAATCCAAAATTATTTCCATTGGTGGTCCAGTATATTGGTGAGCTACGTGATGAGTGGCAAAAACAATACGAAGTTACATTTGGCAATCACATATCAGAGTTAGGTAAGCTTAGAGATGAAGCTAGAGATAAGAAAGCTTGGTCGGCTGCTGTTAATGCTGAGGTTGCAAGAGGTAAGGCGGCTGGTCTATATATAGAACAAAAGATAATCCGTACTGGTAAATTAGAAGACCTAACGACAGAAGAATTAGAAGCAAGGATGAAACAAATAATTGATGATTACTCACCCATCCTAGAAGGTGTAGAGTTTGAAGAGTTAAAAGACAAAGTAAAAGAAGAGCCGAAACAAAGTAAAGATAAAAATCCAAAACAAATAAATTCATCAGAGTAATACCTTCTCCATTTTTTTAACACATCCTTTAGGAAATACATTACGATCACTAAAACACTCTGAATTAGCATCATAACTAGCAAACGTTCTTAAAACCTTAGAATCATTGTGAAATACATATGCATTAGTTATCATTACTGCAGGTTTCATATCCATAAATTCATTATTATCAGCGTGCCCGCTGTCACCTAAAATATCAAGCCATGTAATTTTATAGAAGTAGTATCGCTTCTTGTTTATTACAACGTGTCTGTACTTCGATTTTTTATGAGTCATGATTTTCCATAAGAGCAAAAAATGAAATTATGTTATAACACATTTTACATAAAAAGTTTGTCTTATTGGGATTTTGAACCATCTTGGTAGTAGCAGGTAGTAGCCAGGTAGTAGACGTTTTACTACCAAAATTGCTTA